CCTCAGTGTCAAACGTCACATAGCTTCCATCTGTCCAGCATACCTCATGAACATAGAAATTCTTCATGCCATTCTGCCGGGTGTATTCTCTTACAATCACGCCTTCATGCAGCTTTGTTCCGTCAATTTCGACGGGCGCTGCAAAGACATAAGTATCATACCCTCGTCCCTGCCAGTTTTGCTCATACCCGATTTGCTTTCCTTTTTGAATTACTTCGGGGACTGCAGCAACCGCAACCTGTTTTGCTTTGCTGTTCCCATGCTGCACCGTTGCACGTGCACCGCTCTTTGTCAACTCCACCGTTCCGAAGTTTTCACGAATCACTTTGTTTCCTATAGAATCAAAGAATTCTTCAACATTGGAAATGTTTTCGTTTCGCGTTTTTCCGAAAGACACCTCTGTTCCTTCGATTGTCGCCACCGGTTTCATTTCTTCCAATTCGTCCAGATGGCCGTTCATCTGCTCCACCAGAGAATCTTTTCCCTCGTGCAGCTGGAACCGCACCCCCTGCGCCGCACCCTCACTCTTGAGGGCTGCGGCGTTTTCTTTTGCCGCCCGCAGGTTGTCCATGGCCTTTTCCGCATGGGCAAAATAGGCGTCCTGCAGGGCCCGTTTTTCCGCCTCGGCCAAACGCTGGGCTTTCAGGGCCGCCCGGTTCTCCGGGTCAAGGGTCAGCGCTTCCTTTGCCCGGCTGATGATGCCGTTCAGCATCTCCTTCACGGCGGTCATCACCTTGTGGATGGTGCCTGCCTTGCCGGCGTTCTTCTCCGCCTGCGCCCGCTGGAACTCCGCCCACCGGGTCACGCTCTCGGCACTGTCAAAAATGCCGCGCCAGCTGTCCGCCACCAGTTCCTCAGCAGCCTGCTCATAGGTCAGGCCCTGGGCGGCATAGTCCTTCACCTTGTCCCGGATCAGCTCGTCCACGTTCTCAAAGCCCTCGCTCTTCGCCAGGTACTCCAGCGCCGTGTTCTGCACCGCCTTGGCACCCTCGGCATCCAGAGCGTTGTACCAGTGGTAGTCCTCGTGCAGTACCGTGCCAAACACGTCTCCGTTCCGGTCGCCAAAAAAGATGCGGCCCGTCTCGGTGTCCACATAGGCTTTCACCCGCTCGCTGGGGCTTCCGTCCGGGCCCAGCAGCACGCTCTTCAAAATGGCGTCCGTGCCGGTTCCCGCCGCGTTCAGCCGGATCACCTGGGCTGCCACATCGTCCGCCGCGCGGTCGCTGCCCTTCCAGATCACCCGGCCCTCGCCTTTCGTGCTCTGGTCGGTCAGGGCACCGCCCAGGGCCCCGCGCTCCACCGTGCCGGCTTCCACTTCGCCCTGCCCCTGCAAAAAGGCCGCCCGCAGTGCCTGCTCTCCGCCGGGCTGCTGCAGTACATAGTTCGTGTTCAGGGCAAGGTTGTTCATGCTGCCCGCCAGCTCCAGCGCCTTGTCAAAGGTTTTCACCCCGTCCATCTGGCCCATGCGGTACATGCTGCTGGCCGCCGCCGTGTAGTGTTCCAGGTCAGCAACGCTGTCCGGCACCATCCGGCTGATGGTCTCCGCCGCGCCCTTGCTCACCTTCCAGTCCGTCAGGGTCCGCTGCACGGCCCGCTGCTTCTCAGTCAGGGTCTGCTGGCGCAGCCCCACCGTCCGCCGCAGGCCGTCCGGTGCTTCCCGGCTCTGCTGTGTCGTCTCCTGTGCTTCCTGCTGCGCAGCGGCCCGGCTTTCCGCCTGCGCCTGCTGGTACAGCTGTTCCGGGTCAAACAGCATAGTCCTGGGGTTTTCCGGGTCTACCGTCCGCACCGCTTCCGTGCCGTCCGCAAAGCGCACCGTCATGGTGTCGTTGCTCATGCTCACGCTGTAGCCCTGCCCGCTTTCCACGGTTTCCCCGGCCTTTTCCACAGTGCTCTGGCGCTGATCGGCGGCAGGGTTCTTCACTTGCGCTGCCTTGTTCCCGACATTTGTGCCAGGAGCCTCCGCCTCCTGCTGCATGGCCTGCTCGGCAGTCTGCTGCTGGGCAAGCGTGCGCAGGGCTTTCCGGGTCTCGCTGGCCGTGGCAGGCAGCTCCATGCCGTACTCCTCCGCAAAGGCCGCGCGGTTCGCCGCATTGGCTGCATTCGGGGTAAACAGGTTGATGGTCTTGCCCGTCAGGTTGTCCGCCTGCAGGGCGGCCGCCAGCTGCTGCACCGCCGGGTTCTCGCTGCGCACCGCCGGGGCCGCATCCTTCTGGGCAGTTGTTTCCGCAGCATCTGCATTGTCCGTCTGCTGCACGGCGGCGGCCTGGTCTGCCTGCTGCCGTGCAGCTTCTCCCGGCTCCATGGCCCGCGCTTCCAGCGCCCGCTGCGCCGCTGCGGCATCCGCCGCCCGGCTCTCGGTGTCCGCCTGCACCGGGGCAGCCGTTTCGGTTCCGGCCCGGGCGTCCAGCGTCCGGCTCATGGCACCCAGCCCCGTGCCCACGGCACCGCCCAGCGCACCGGAGGCACCACCCGTCAGGCCGCTCTGCAGCGCCTGCAAAAAGGTGTCGCTCTGCAGCAGCTCGTCGGCGGCCTGCTGGTCGCCGCCCAGCGTGGCATCAATGATCTTGTCCGCATAGGTCTCCACAAAGGCCTGTACCGCATTGTCCACGCCGCCGGAGATCGTGTTGGCGGCCAACTGGCTGTTGCCCAGCCCGCTCACCAGCTTCGAGCTGCGCACAAGATCGGCCAGCTTTCCGGCCACCGTGTCCCGGGCATAGTCCACGCCCATGCTGCGGGCCATGTCCGCCACGCCTACGCTGTTGATGGCCCAGCCTGCGCCAAACTTTGCAAGGCCCACGCCCACAGCCTGGCCGGCGCTGGTGCCCTTCTCCACGTCCTGGCCCATGCTCTCGGCCGCGCCCTGGGCGCTCAGCACCGGCAGCACCAGGTAGGGGCTCACGCCCGCAACAGCCAGGTTTTCCGCTGCGCTGGTGGCAACGCCCATGGCTGTTTTGGCCGCCGGGCTCATGCCCGCCTGGGCCGCTTCCGTGCGCTGCTGGCCGTAGTGGTACAACTGGTAGCCAAGGCTCGTGTCTTTATCCAGCGCCGTTTTCTGCACCGTCCCGGCAATGCGGCTGCGCATTTCGTCGATCTCGCTCTGGCTGTAGCCCATGTCGCGCAGATCCTCGTCGGTGTACTGGGGGTTATAGTCCATGTCCACCGCCGTGATCCGGTCTTTCAGTTCCTTGCCACGGGCATCGCCTTCCAGTTCCTTGTCCAGCGCCGCCTCGTTTTTCTGGGTAGCCCGGATGTCCTTCGCGCCCTGGGTGGTCATCTCGCCCGCCATGGGCACCGCCGACGCCACCGTGGCCGCAATGCCCTTCGTGGTGTCCGCCGTGCGGCGCATCGCCCGGTCGGTCACCGGCAGGGCATCATACTCCCGGATGTATGCCCGGGCCTCGTTGATCTCCTGGGCCGTGTACCCCATCTTCAAAAGGTCTCCGGGGCTGTACCGTTGCTTTGTACCGGTCACCTGCACGGCCTGCTCCGGGGCAACGCCCTTGTCCTCCTGAGTGGTGTACTCCTTCTGCCGCAGCAGGTCCACCACCTCCCGGTGCCGGGAGCTTTCGTCCATCCACTGGTTCAGCTCGTCAAAGCGGTCGGTCTGCCGGTCCTTGGCAAGGGCGTTTCCCACCTTCTGCGCCGCCTTGGCGTAGCTGCCGTAGGTGCCCTGCGCAATGGCCCGCTGTTTCGGGGCGTTGTCGCTGCCAACATAGTTCCAGTCCGGTTCGTAGTCCTCCTGCCGGTCCGTGGCCACCGGGCTGCCCGTGTTGCTGGCCATATCCGCCAGCACCTGCTTGCCCAGCGTGTCCGCGCTCACCGTGCCAAGCACCTGCCGCGTGCCGCCGGTCCAGGCCGGGGTACTGGCCGTCGTCTGCAGGCGGCTGGTGCTGGCGGGGGCAGCCGTCATCTGGCTACGGATCTGCGCCACCTGGGCCACGCTCAGGCCCGTGCCGGTGTTTTTCGTGTTCGTAGCAGCCGCCGGGGTGGTCTTTGCAGTCCGGGTCGTCGTCTTCTTCTGGGCTGCGGTTTTTGCGGCGTCATTCGCTTTAATCTGCTCCCGCATCTGGCGCACCTGTTCTACACTCAGGCTCATGTTGCTCCTCCTTTACCATCCCATAGTCTGCGACACCTGACTGATGGTGCTGTCGCTGTAATTTTTCCGGATCAGATACTCGGTGATCTGGGCCATGTCATAGCCATTGTTTGCCATCTGCTGTGCTTCTCGCAGCGCCGTATTGTAATTGCCGCCTTTCGGGCTGGCCATGCTCACCGACGCCCCCGCCACGCCGTCCACCGTGCCGCTGGTGCTCCACGGCGTTTTGGTGGTCGCTGCCGGCAGCTTGCTGGTCGTGGTTCCCGCCTTTCCCGCTCCGGTTCCTCCCGCCGCGCTCTGGGTGCTGGCCTTGGTGCCGGTGTCTGCCTTGATCCATCCCGCATTGGTCAGGGTCCGCTTGTAAAAGTCGTACAGGGGCTCGGTGCCCTTCATGCTGGAAAATTTGTTTGCCATCTGCTGCAGCTGGCTGGTCGTGTAGCCGCCGCTCTTGCTTCCCGAGCTGCTCCCACCGCTTCTCGTGCTTCCGGTGCCCGTGGTCTTGTACCGCTGCTGCAGTCCCAGCAGCGCCTGCTGGTATGCAAGGTTCGAGCTGTTCAGCCGCCCGGCAATGGTGCCGTAGCTGTCCGTGCTGTCCCCGCTCAGTCCTGCCATCTGCAGGTAATTCTTTGCTGCCGTGTCGTTGCCGCTGCCCGCCAGGCTTGCGCCCTGCAGCAGGGCCGCCATCTTGTCCTTCTGGGTATCGCTCATGCCCTCCCAGGCGTCCAGCATCGTGCTGTCCAGTCCGTACTTGGTCAGGGTCTGGGCTGCCAGGTCATCAAAGCCCGCCTGCTTAAAGGCCTGCGCCTGTTCCATGGCGCTGATCTGGTCGCTCAGCTGGGTGCGCTGCAGGCTGTCCGCATACTGCTGCTTCTGTAGTTCAAACTCCTTGTCCCACTGGTAATAGCCCTGGTAGGCATCGTACCCGGTCTTTACCGCATTGCCCACTCCCTTCACAACGTTCCACACATTGTTCCAGAAGTCGCTGTTCTCCTGCCGTGCCGTGTCCACCCGGCCGCTCAGGTAGTCCCGCCAGTTCTGGGCATTGCTCACGCTGCCGTCATACTCGCTGCGTTCCAGGCTCTGCTGGCCCAGCAGGTCGTCCAGCACGCTGGTGGTGCCACTCATCTTCTGCTTCCAGTTCTGCAAAGCGTCCGCCCGCAGGCTGCTCAGGCTGTTGTCCACGCCTGCGATCTGCTCCCCTGCCGCCTGGTTCGCCGCCGTCTTGGCCCAGTCCGCACCGTACCCGCCCGCCAGGGTATTGGCCGTGCCGGCAGCGGCTGCCGCGCCGTTCTGGGCGTTGGCCACGCTGTTGGCCCGGTACTGCTGGTAGGCAGCGTTCAGGGCGTCCGTGTCCACGCCGGTGCTGCCGGTCAGGCTGGCATCCGCCAGCTGCACCAGCTTCTGGTTGATGCTGTCCGTGTAGTTGTTCTGGTAGGTCCTCGGCATAGCCTGTTCGGCCTGGGCCAGCTTCTTCTTTGCCGTGTTCAGTCTCGCAATGGTTCCCATGGTGTCCCCTCCTTACACAAAAAAGAACGGTAAGATCTGCGCCGCCAGCTGCACCGCGCTCAGAATGCCGTTCAGCCACCGGCTGGTGCGCTGGCTGCTCTCGCTGCTGGCCTTGTCGTACTCGTTCTGGCGGTACTGCATCCCGTCCATCCAGTTGGCCATGTCCTTCTGGTAGTTCTGGTAGTCCTGCTGTTCGGCGTTCTGCAGTCCGCTCAGCTGGCTCTCCAGCCCGGTGCGCTTGGCCGTGTACTCGCTGCGGCTCTGGTCCTGCAGACTGTTCAGCACGTTGTCCAGGTTGTTCATGGTGGCCGTGTAGGCGTTCTGGCCCGCCTGGGTGCCGTAGCTGCTGCCATAACCGCCGGTCTGGGCGGCGGCATTGGCCTGTGCGTTCTGGTTCGCCAGCTTGGCCGAGCGGGTGTACTGGCTCTTGTACTGCTGGTAGGCCGTGTCGGCGTCCGGGTCGTAGTCAAACTCTTTCATGCCGTCCAGCTGGCCCATCACGTCCTTGATCTTCGGCTGGTACTGGCTCACATAGTCCGCCGGGCGGGTCTTTTCGTAGTTCTCCAGTTCCGTCCGGGCATTGCTCAGTCTGCTCATTCCGTCTCCCCCTTACTGCTCAAAAAATTCTCGCTCATGTTCTCGCTGTCCAGGTTGGTCAGCACGTAGCCCAGCTGTTCCTGCAGCTGGTACAGGTAGTTGCGCAGCGCCCGGGCGTCCTCCGGGTCCATGCTGCTGCCAAAGCTGGGCAGGCTGATGCCGTTCAGCCCCGCTAAACTCGCCATGTTCATCCCTCACTTTCTCGGCCCGGCCCCGGTCACCCGGCTGCCGGTGGTGCCTGCCAGCGTAAAGACCATGCTCCGCAAAGCGATCTGCCCCGTGCCGCTCAGCTTCAGCCGCATGGTGTCGTGCCGGCGCGGCTCAAAGGGCAGGTTCAGCCGGGCATGGTCTCCCGTGGCGGCCGCCGTGCGCAGGGTCTCCCAGGGTCCGCCGTCGTAGCTCGCCGCCAGCGTCACCACACTGTGGGTCTGGGCGTCCAGCCGCAGGGTGATCCGGCTGATGTATTTGTCATCCGTCTCGGTCAGTCCAATGTCTCCGCTCACCGCTTCAAACTGCAGCGCCGCCTCGGCTTCCCCTTCTGTTTCCCGGTCGGGGTCTGCCGCCCACAGGGCCCGGCCGTCCCACAGGTACAGCTGCCGGCCGGTACTGGCCATCTCGTAACCCACGGCGCTCTCCTCGTGCCACAGGCCCCGCTCCGTGTCGTACACCAGCAGCCGCCCGGCGCTGTCCCCCCTGGCGGCGCAGGTACAGATAATACCGCGCGTCCAGGCTTCCGGCCGCGCACCACGCGGCCCCCGTCAGCTTCCCGGTGTCCAGCGCGCCGGACACCTTGCTGGGCAGGCTGCCGTCCCATGCCATCACCCCGCCGGGCGAAAGGTAATACAGCGTCTCGTTCAGCACGCACAGGCTGTGGGCGGCGTTGGCTGCCACGCCCCGGCACCGCACGCTGGAAAGCTGGTAGTCGCTGGGTTTGGAGCCGTACAGCTTGTGGATGCAGTTCTCTTTGAAGAACAGCACATACCCCATGCAGCTGGCCGCGCCGGTAAAAGTGCCGTCGCTGCCCACGCTCACGGCGTAGCTGTCCGCTGCAATGCCCCGGTAGCTGTACCAGTTGGTGGGGTCGCCCAGGCGGCAGGCGTAAATGGTGTTCTCCTTCTTGCTGCAGCCCCATACCCGGTTGCCCTGCTCCGTCACAAAGTCCAGATCCGGCACCCGCCGCTCCAGCGTGATGCTCACGGCCAGGCCCTCGTTCTCGGTGCGCGCCCCGTCCAGGCTGCGCCAGCTGGTGCCCGTGGCCGTCACCGTCCAGCTGCCATAGTACCGCCTGCTGTCCTGGGCCGGGGTCAGGCTGGCCACAAGGTCGTCCCCCTCCAGCGCCTGCACCACGATCTCCCCGTTCAGGTCTGCCGCCAGCGCGTCGCACACCGCCTGCGGCATGCCGGTCAGGGTCACTGTGTCGCCCTCCTTCAGCAGGCTCCCGATCCCCGGGCAGGTCATGCGCACCGTGTTCACCAGCACCTGCACCCACTTGCCGCTCTTGGCGCTCCACTTTTCCAGCACGCTCTCATAGTCGTACAGGTTCTTCGGGTCGCCCTTCAAAAACAGCTGCCCGTCCTCCGGGCTCTCCGGCTCCGTGTCGCCTGCACCGGCCACCTCGTACATCTTGCCCTCCGTGTCGCAGGGGCACACGGTCATTTTGCGGTCGCCCAGCTCCCACTTCGCCCCCAGCGGCTCCAGTTGGCCGGTCTCAGTGTCAAAGGCCAGCTTATCCGGCCAGATCAGCACCTTGCTGCCCATGCCGGCCAGTTCCTTGCGGTCATCGGTCAGCACATTCTCCAGCGTCACCGCCGCCGTGCGGCCCGCCTGCCCGTCCGGTGCGTATTCCAGCCCCATTCCCCGGCAAATCAGCAGCCCGTTCAGGTGGTACATGCCGTTTACTTTTTCCACATCCCGCACCTTCTTGCGCAGGGCCCGGGTCTGCAGCGCCGGAAATCCCCGGCCGGAGAAATTCAGCGCCGCCGAGAGCTCCGCCTCGCTGCAGCTGTAGCTCTCGTTGATGCCCCCAAAGGCCCGCAACAGCTGCCGACTGCCGGTCAGCTGGTTCAGGTTCGTCCCGTCGATCATCTCTCAATACCTCCACTGCACCCCGCCCGCCGGGGGGTATTTCTGCCGCATCCAGGCTGCAAACTCCTGGCAGTAGTCACTGTACATCTGCAGCTCGTTCACCGCTCGGGCCGTCTCGCCCAGGGCCAGGTCCATCTGGGCGCACAGCCAGTGCTGGTACAGTGCGCTGAAGGCATCCGGTGCCAGCAGCTGGGTGTCATACTCCAGCCCGTCCCCGGCCATGTCCGCGCCCACAGCGTCAAAGTCCCCGCAGGCCGAGCGGTTCACTACCGTCTGCCGCAGCCGCGCGTCGCACTGGCGCAGCCACGTCTGCTTCATCTCGTCCCCAAAGTCGTTGTTCGGCCGCATCTGGTCACAAAGTTCTATCGCCTTTCCGGCTGTCATCGTTCCGCCTCCTTAGCAAAAACACCCGGCACAGCAAGTGCCTGCCGTACCGGGTGTTCTCTTCACGTTGTTCTTACAGCTTCTGCAGTGCCGGCACGTTCTGCGCCGCCGCCTGGGCCGCCTCGATCTTCGCGTTGGCCGCGTTGTCCATCTCTTCGCTGTGGCGCAGCACCTCGGCCACCGCCGCAGGCACCTCCACGTCCACGCCGCGCTGGATCAGGTACGCCTCGCCGTTCACGCTCACAAAACGGGCGCTGGAGTAGCGGCCGTTGTCCTTGAACAGGTGGATCACCTCGGTGTCACGCTTTTCCGCCTGCACGTCCTTGGTGTCCTGGGTGGCTGCTTCTGCAGCCTGCTGGGCGGTTTCTTTCTTCACTGCCATTTTGTGTTCATCCTCCGTTCCTCAGTTTGCCTTCGCCTTGGCGCTGTAGCGTGCGCTGCAGCTCTCAATGCGCACCATATACTGCTCGCTCAGACGCTCGGCGGTCTTCACGGCCTTCCAGCCCACAGAGGCGCGCTGGTTCAGCGGGTCGTCGCCGTAGCCCAGCTGCTTCACAATGTGCTGCAGGCCGCCGCCTTCCAGCTCGGTGGTGGCGTAGGCGTGGGCACCCAGCACCAGGGTTCCAAACACCGCAAGGCCCGAGGGGCAGCCGGTGCCGGTCCAGATCTTGG